TCAGTCCGGCCTGAAAGCGATAGCGACCGGCTGCCCGGGCGAACGGCCCGGCAGCCGGGCCTGCTGCAATTCGATGGCGCGGCACGAGGCGGAGGCTCTTGCGCCGATGATCGGGGTGCCTGGTTTGTTTTTCATATTTTGTCCTGGACAAATTTGGTTTGAATTGTAATATCAACAGACTGACAAAAGTCATGTCCGCTGAGCTTTGCCGTATATCCGACCCATCCGCCAGGAATTCCCATGTCCCGACTGTTCAACAAGCTGCCCGGGTTTCCACTGACACCGTCGGGCCGGGAACGCGATGTCCTCCGCCTTCTGCCGCGACTTTTCTGGCGCGGCAGCCTGCTGCTCTGCCTGCCTTCCTTGCTGCTTCGCCTGTGGCTCGAGTGGCAGCCGGGCAGGGACGTGGGGACGCTGCTGCTGACGACGGATATCTACGTTGCCAGCCTGGTGATCCTGCACTGGACGGTATTGCTGACCGTCGGCATTGCCGCATTCATCGTGATGGTCATGAAGGGCCCCGCTTATGTGGCCGATGCCTATCCGCTGGTCGAGAAGGACGAAGCGGAAGGGAGCCTGGGTCGGTGAAGCCGGGAATTGATCCGCATGCCGTCCCTGCCAGCCGCCTGTCCCGGCTGGTCCGCCTTGGTTCGCTGGCTTCGGGCATCGCCGGCAACATGCTGGCCGAGGGGGCGAAACAGTGGGCTCAGGGCCGCCGGCCGAAAATGTCGGACCTGCTGCTGACGCCGGCCAATGCCAGGCGGGTCGCCGAGCAGCTCGCCCAGTTGCGTGGTGCGGCGATGAAGGTGGGGCAGCTGCTGTCGATGGATGCCGGCGATCTGCTGCCGCCGGAGTTGAGCGAAATCCTGGCTCGCCTGCGCGCCGATGCCCGGCCGATGCCGATGAGCCAGCTGGTCGCAGTGCTGAATGCGCATTGGGGGGAGGGCTGGGACAGGCATTTCAGCCGCTTTTCCTTCATCCCGATGGCGGCGGCGTCGATTGGCCAGGTCCATGCCGCAGAACACCGCAACGGTCGTCGGCTGGCCATCAAGGTCCAGTACCCCGGGGTTCGCCAGAGCATTTCCAGCGATGTCGACAATGTCGCCAGCCTGCTCCGCCTTTCCGGGCTGTTGCCGAAAACCCTCGATATCCAGCCGCTGCTCGATGAAGCCAAGCGTCAATTGCACGAAGAGGCCGATTACCGCGCCGAGGCCGCCCACCTGATGCATTTCCGTGCCCTGCTGGCAGACTCCCCGGACTTCCTGCTGCCGGAAGTCGAGGAATCGCTGACCAACGGAAATATCCTCGCGATGAGCCATGTCGAAGGCGAGCCGGTCGAGAGCTTGCTGAATGCGCCCCAGGCCGAGCGGGATCGGGTGGTCGCCCGGCTTTTCGAATTGCTGTTCCGCGAGATTTTTGAATTCGGTCTGGTGCAGACCGACCCGAATTTCGCCAATTACCGCTACGACGCGGCAGCGGGGCGCTTGATCCTGCTCGACTTCGGTGCCTCACGGGCTTATGCCCCGGGCACCGTCGCCGCCTATCGCCGCCTGCTCGAATCGGCGGCCGGCGGCGACCGCGCCGGCATCAGCGATGCCGCGGAGGCCATTGGCTATTTCCAGGCCGACATTCGTGACGATCACCGCGAGGCCGTACTCGATATTTTTGAAATCGCCTGCGAGCCATTGCGTCACCGCGGCGCCTACGACTTTGGCCGGTCCGATCTGGCGGCACGCATCCGCGATGCCGGTATGGCATTGGGGATGGATCGCGATTTCTGGCACACCCCGCCCGCCGATGCGTTGTTCCTCCACCGGAAAGTCGCCGGGCTCTATCTGCTGGCGGCAAAGCTCGGGGGGCGGGCGGATGTCGCCGGTCTGATGCGCGCCATCACCTGAAATCTGCCCGATCGATGGCGGCCGTCCATGCCCGCACCGGCCTGGGCCAAGGCGGTTCAGCGCGGGCGCCAGCGTGCGGTGCTCAGCTTGAACGGGCTTGCATCTTGCCGGCTCCGCTCCCGGCGTCCCGTCTCATTTCATCTGCGGATAGCCGAGCATACAGCTTGGCCTCGTCACTGGTGCTCCAGACGCTGACTTCATACCTGTCCGGGCGCTTGATGACCTTGTTCGCGGCGATCACATCCTGCCGCTGCCTCGCGCGCTTGGGCAGGCAAGCCTGACGCAGGCGACAGGCGACACAGATCGGAAATGTGAACCACTGTCCCGCATAGTCGGCGCTGGCCAGGTAGGCGCCGGCGAATGACAGGGGGCGTTCACACAGGGGGCAGTGGCTCATGGACGTAGCTACCTGTTGGCCGCAAGGACTCGGTGGATCGGAAGAAGGTTGTGGGCGGCCGCAGAGGAATCCGGGGGGACTTGCGACTCGCCGGGATCGGTGAAGCTCATGACGACCTGTTGCATCGTTGCCGGCAAATGAACGATAGAGCGATTTTCTCTTTTTGTCTAGGACAAATATTGTTTCGTTCGAGTTCGGTGTGTCATAATTTCGAGCGTGTGAAGGTTACGGAATCGACTGCGATCGGGGCATGGCCTCTTCCTGGCGCCTTCCACACCCTGGCGGCGTTTATCGGGGCCCTCCGCGAGACGCGCAGCGAGGGGGCCGCAGTGCTCGTCTCGTCTGCGGCTGCGCGTGTCGGGACACCCAACCACGAGGCTGTGGCTGCCGCCAAGGCCGGACTGGAAGGGTTGGTGCGCGGTGCTGCCGCGACCTATGCCGCGAACCGTATCCGCGTCAATGCCGTGGCACCGGGAATCATGGAAACGCCGGCTTCGGCAGGGGTGATCGCCAGTCCTGCCGCGCGCGACGCAGCGGCCCGGCAGTATCCGTTACCCGGCATCGGCTCGGCAGATGAGTTGGCAGGCTTGATGACCTGGCTGCTGTCCGATGCCGCGGCCAGGGTGACCGGCCAGATCTGGTCGCTCGACGGCGGATTTTCCAGCATTCGTCCTTTGGTCAAGTGAGGCCCGTCAGCTTCGAGGAAAAATCCGTTTCGCTTCCTCGCGCCGTCGCCCGGCTCGGCCATGGCGGATTCTTCCATTCCTGCCTGGTCCCTTCTGTGGCTTTACGAACGCCTCAGCGCCAGGAACTCATCGATCAGCCGTGCCAGGATCGTTTCCTCGTCTTCCTCGCTCAAGCCGAGGAGTTCCGCCACCAGCTTGACCTTTCCCGGATTGACCTTGGCCCGGGGAGGGGGAGGGGGCGGCGCGTCGGCCGGAACAGCTTCCCTAAGGAAGACCGAGATATTTGGTAGGGTGGAAGCGAGATAATTCCGAGCCGTAGCGGGTGATAGTGGGATTTAGCGGCGGACCGGATTAAACAGCGTTTCCCATTGCGAAAAACAGCGGCGGCCAAAAAAGGCTATTCGTAAAAACGTGTGGGAGTAGCCCAGCCAGGATAGCACCAGAAAACGTAATTTCGTTTGGAAAGGACAGCCAATATGGCCGGTCGTGAAGTAACAGAAAGAGACTTTCGTATGCCTGAGTTTCGGGATGCGAAGGTTGAAGATTATGAGTTCCGTGCCGATGGGAAGCTGGTCCGTAAGGACCGTTGGGAATGTGCAATTGGGTCCATTCGGCATATGGTCGGCGTGACTGGCCGCGAATTTGAAATTCCAGATGTGGTGGAAGCGGTTCGCAAGATGGCGGCGACCTTTGAAGGATGGTTGGCCGGTGAACGCAATTACCCGGATGGCGACTTTCCGGATAACGGAATCATGGCGGAGATTCGGCTGGAAGATGGCAGCGTTCTCAGAAACGCTTCCTACGTGGCGGCAGACAAGCGCTGGCTTTGGAATGGAGCCGAACCGCTACTGCGTGTAATTGCTTGGCGAGAACAACAAGACCTTCTGCCAGATTCCACACAAATGGACTGACACCCCTTGGGTGACATTCCACACGTTTTTACGCATAGCCCCAAAAAAAGCGCCGCGTTCAGCCGATCAGTTCTCCGATGACATCGGCGACGATGTCGATCAGCTTCCGCTCGGCGGTAGGCTGAAGTGTAGCCTCAGCACCGCTACCGAAGAATGGCAAATACGGCCGGGCCGGGAGGTGGATGCTGAACGGCCCGGACTCATGCCAGGTTTCGCGCACCGGCTTGTGGCTGTCATTCGCGAAAACGGCCAGGTTTTTCATGCGACCTTCGCTGCCCTGGCGAATCAGATTGCCCTTTTGATCGGTGCGCAACCGGGTCTTCACGGAACGGGCCGGGATTTCGATATCGGCGCCGAACTGCTGGGCCGCGGCGTAGTCCTTCGCGGCGCCGCCGGCGCCAACCAGGGCAAAGTCCGCCCCGAAGTCCGACGAGACGCTGCTCGCCAGCGTGCCGTGATCCACCAGAGTCTGCAGCAAGCTGCCGCCTGCGCCACGCTTCAAGCGCTCCTTCTTCGTCGCCTCGGACAGCGGCACCCAATCGGGCCGGCCCTGGGCGGCGAAGTTCTCCTCGGTCTCGGCCTCGAGCATGCCGGCGAGACGCTGATACATCGACGAGCCATCGACCAGGCCGCCATCGATCCGGGCCAGCATCTCGGCAGCGGGTTTGACGTTGATTTCAGCAGTGATCATGGACTAGACTCCTTTCAGAGCGCGGCGCGAAACCAGTAGGGACGAGCCCCTGTGACTGACGGTAGCTACGCCGAGGCAGCCGAAACAAGCCGGAGTGTTGAAAAGCCGCGCTCATTCCACCCCATACAGCAGTTCTCCCTCGCGCAGCTTGTTCAGCCTCTTCGCATCGCGCTGCATCAAGTTGTAGAGATCCCAGTAGAGCGAGCCGTCGACGTTCTCCCGCAGCACGACCAGCAGATCCTTCTCGGCCTGGAAAACACCGATGTAGCGCTTGCGATAGCTGCCGTCGTCGTAGGCGGTCAGCCATACCTCATAGGGTGATTTCAGCGTTTCCAGGATGTAGTTCGCGTAGCGCTCGCGGGCGTCTGCCCGTTTTTCCACCAGGTGCGGCAGCAGCTCGGGGCGGATCGCCACCTGCTCGATCGGCGTCTCGACGACGTTCATCTTCCCGTCCGGAACCAGCACATCGAGCATCTGCTTCAGCGCCGCATCGGCGCCCTCGGCAGTCGGAAGCAAGCCGGGGTCCGGCAGGCGTACCAGTTCGGGCGAGCGAAGATCCGGCCGGCCGAAATCCTTCCAGGTCTTCTGCCCGTCGACTGCCTTGATCACGCCGGCCGGCGCCGGCGGAGTGACTGCTTCGGCCTCGACCGCTTCGCCCTTGAACCCTGCCGGATCGAACCGCGCCCACGCCTCGCCCGGGTTGTAGTCCCAGCCCGGATCGGGTCGGAAGATCTTCGGCTTGCCGCCGACGTCGGTGTAGCGCACGCCCTTGACGGTGACCAGGTCGCCGTCGCGATTGATCGGCACTTCAGTCTCGACGATCATCTCGCTGCCGTCTTCCAGCGGCAGGCCGAGCGCCTCGAATTCGGCCTGCGTCAGCGCCACGACGCGGCAGCGGCAGCCCCAGCCGTTCGGTGGCCAGATCACCTTCCAGATCGGATCGTCCCAGCGAAACACCTTGCCGTTCAGCGCCGCATGCGCCGGCCGGGTGCGGTCGTCCATCACCGCCACATAGCGCCAGTAGGGCCGATCCTTCGCGTTGGCGACGTAGCGCTTGTAGCGGCCAGCCATGTAGGCCGTCTGCACGTTGGTCTGGAAGATCGTCCGCAGCCGGCGGACGCTGCCGAGCTGGGCCTGGCTGATTTCGCCGGTGTCGATGTCGAGGACTTCCTTCTTGCCCCACCAGCCCATCTCCTCGAGACGCGGCCGTAGCCTCTTCTTGAAATCATCGAAGGTCTGTCCGCTGCCGATCGCCTTGGCAACCTCGCCGCGGATCGCGCGGAGCAGCTCGAGGTTCGTCGCCTTCGCCACCGTGAAGGCATGAACGTTCGCCTCGCCCCAGACCTCGGTGTAATCCCAGGCCAGCTGCTCGCCCTTGACGGCGAAGAAGGCGACGGCGTCCTTCGGCTCGAGATCGAGGCGCGCCTGGATCACGGCCGGCCTCGGTGGCCAACATGCCAGCCGCCGCAGAAGCGACAGCGATAGGCGTTCATCGGGCTCCAGCCCTGGGCGAGGTGAAGGGCCCGGATATGCGCACGGGCGCCGTATTCATTCGCGTGTCGCACCTTGTGGCCGCAGGCACGGCGGCGGATCGCGCGCTTGCTGCTCACGCTGTCTGCCTCCCGAACGCCTCGCCACCGAACATCGCCCGCGCCAGCAGCGCCTGCAGCCTGGTCGAGTCGATCTTCGGGAAGGCCGCCTCGGCGGCCGCCAGGGCCTCCTCGAACGAATGGGCGCCCTCGATCGCCGCCAGCAGCGGTTCGAGCAGGCCGGCCATCGCCGCCTGCAGCTCGGCATCCGGTACCGCGGCGATCGCGTTGTCGATTGCCGTCTGCCCGGCGTCGCCGCCGGCCTCGGCGAAGCTCGCCGGTGCCTTGCCGCCGACCGCATCCCCACCGGCGACCGGGAGCGGCGCCTTCTTCTTCCAACCCGGGCCGTATTTCTCGATCACCGCCTCTTCGGACAGCTCGAAGCCCATCTCGGAGAGGTTCTTGTCCGTCTCGCTCTCGGCCTTCTTGTCTTCTTCTTCCTTGATCTGGCGATACACCAGGCACTGCGCCAGGCCGTTGTATTCGCAGATCCACGCGATCAGCGTCGAGTTGAGCGTTTCCGACAGCAGATCGGAGTCGGCCTGCACCAGATCGAGCCGCACCGACTGCCGCTCCTTGCTCGCCGCCGCCAGCGCCCCGCCGCCGCTGGCCCGCGGCTCCTGGCCGAGCACGACCTCGGCAATCCAGTCGTCCATGTACTCGCACAGCGCCTGCTGCGTCGTCACGCTGCCGGTCAGCTTGCTCTCGAGCAGCTCGAGCTGCATGCCCTCTGGCGTCATCACCACGCCGTCGTTGCTCATCGCACGCAGCGCGTCGAACAGCGTCGCCTTTTCCTTCGGAGTGGCGTTGCGCGGATACTTGCCCCAGGGCGTCGGCGCGCCGAAACGGTCGTTCAGCTTGTTCCAGCTGATGATGCCCTTGCGCTTGAAGAAAACCGGCCAGTACAGCTGCAGGCCCAGCCCGGTGCCATAGGGGTTATCGTCCTCCGGATTGCAGCGATGGACGATGAACTTCTTCTCCGGCAGATCGACGCCGGTCAGCATGTTCTCCTTCGTCAGCAGGCGCAGCTGTGGCGCCGAATTCTCGTCCTGCTGCACATACACGAAGCGGCGCTGGCGACGCTTGACGACCCGCGCCGGCACGATCCGGCCGTCGCGCACCGTCCAGACGATCTCGGAGACGCTGTAGCCGTTGAGCAGCGCGTCGAGCAGGTCCCGGCACAGCTGATCGAAGTTGATCGCCTGCAGGATGTCGGTCACGACTTTCGCGTCGGCCTCGCCGCCGTCGGCGATCGCCTTCACCGTCCATTCCCGGCCGACCAGAGCGCCGACCCGCTTCTGCAGTGTCGAGAACACCTTGCCGTCCCGCTTCAGGTCGCGGTACAGCTCGATGTTCTGCCCTTTTTCCAGCAGCAGCGGGTCGTTCGAGCGCAGCAAGCCCATGTAGTCCGTCTCGAACGGATCGCGGGCGCGATTGGCGACCTCGGTGTCGAGTTCCGGCGCGGCCGGTTTCTTGGTCTCAGCCATTCTGGAATCCCTCGGTTTCGGTGATCGAGGCGCGCGGGCCATCGCTCGTATATTCAATAGGGGCCGTCGGGTCGCTCGCTGCATGGATCGCCAGAGCGAGCGCCCAGAAGCGGTCGGCGTGGCCGTCCGGCGTGCTTTCGGCGACGAAGCGGATGTTGCCGGCCGCCGTGGTCACCTTCTGCACCTTGCGCAAGTCGGCGCGGATCTGCGGATCGTCGGGAATCCGCAGCTTGCGGTCCTCCATCGCGCCCTTCAGCGGATAGGCCAGCGCTTCCTTGCCCGAGGCGCTGAAATTCACCGCCTCGACCCGGTGCTCGCCGAACTTGTCCTGGGCGTCGTCGGCCCAGCCGATCCCCAGGCCGGTCGCGTCGATGCAGATGCGGTCGCAGATCGCGAACCACGGATAGAGGATGTCCTCCTGGGCGCTCTTGCGCATCTTCTCCATCGTGATCACGGCCCGGGTATAGAGCACGTCGCCCAGCTGCTCGACCACCCACAGCACGGTCAAGTCCTTCTTGCGCCCGATGTCCACGCCGCAGAACAGGCGGCCGGCGAACCTGTCGTCGACCTCGCGCTCCCACGGCATGTCGGCGAGGTACTCGCAGCCGGTGATCAGCTCGTATTCGATGAACTTGCTGTCGTCGTCGGCCGGGATGCACATGTATTCCTGGTCGAACGATTCATCGTCGGCGGCACCGCCTTTGACGAAGTCGAAGTACTCGGGCTCGTCCATGGCCTGCTGCTCGGCGTCGGCCGGCAGCGCCTGCTGCAGCTTGTAGAGGAAGCCCTGGTCGAGCGCATCCTGCAGGGTGACCCGGTGCAGGCTCAGTTTCTTGGGGTTGCCCTTCTCGCGCGCTTCCCGGATCAGTCCGTTGAAAAACGAATTCGAGCCGCGGTGCGTGGAGACGATTTCCATACAGCCGCCCCAGGTGATGCCGGGGTAGGCGATCGCCCACATCTTGCGCTGGTCGCGGTGCAGCGCGAATTCATCCAGGATGCGGCTGCCGCGCTTGCCGGCCTGCGCATCCGGGTTGCTCGACATGCTGTGGATGCGCTTGCCGCTGGCGAACTGCAGGACGTAAGCGGTCAACTTCTCCTTCGGGTCGATGACCACCTCGCCCAGGTCTTTCGCCGCCATGTTCATGATGCCGGCGAACAGCTTGCAGTCCTCGATGAACAGGCGCGCCTGGATGTCGTCGCGGCTGCTCACCCACTCGTCGTGCCGGGCATCCTGCGCGGCGGTGCGCTCGGCGGATGCGAAGGCCGTCGACCAGCTGATACCGATCTGGCGCGACTTCTCCATCAGCTTCAGGCGCGAACGGTCGGTGATCCACTTCGACTGGAACGGCAGGAAGATCGCATCCGGATTCGCCGGAATGACCTTGGCTCGGCCTTTATGCTTCATTCCGGCGTCCATCCTTTCCCGGGCTTCTGGCAGTTCGGATGCAAGTAGCGAGGATTTCCCTTCTGATTCCGCCAGCGCGCGCCGGGCGCGTCCGTGCGATAGAGATGTCCGCACTTACTGCAGCGGCGCTCGTAGGGCTTCGCGAAGTCGCTCATCACGAGATACCCAGAACCTCGCGGATTGCCCGCTTGGTTTCCTCGGTTACGCCGCCCTTGGTGCCCATTGCGTCAAGCTTGGCCTTCTGCTCCTCGAGCAACTTCTCCCGCGCCAGCTGCGCCACTGCCTTGCGCTCCTTCAGGTTCAGGCTGCGCGATTCCTGCGCCGCCTTCGCCGCGCGCGCCAGGTCGAGCACGTCGCCGATCTCGACGTTCTCCTTCTCCAGCTCGCCGAAGGTCGCCCGCGTGGCCAACGTCGTCACCGCCTGGGCCAGCAAGGCGCCCGACTTGTCGTCGAAGTCCTCGCCCAGCTCGGCGACCAGCGCCGAGGCAGCGGTCGACATGGCGCGCTGCGTCTGCATGACCTCCTCGAAGCCCATGCGGTAACGCCCCAACGCCGAGCGTGATGGTGCCGCGGGCAGGTCGGGGAAAGCCTCGCGCACGTCGGCGAACAGCTCGTCGAGCGTCAGCCGGTTCTCGCGCAGACGCTTCTCGATATGCGCGCGCACATCCGCCGGCAGTTTGTCGATCGTCGATTTGCGGCCCATGTCAGGCCCTCGGCCGCGCCACGCCATCGACCACCGCGCGGCCCTCGGCCACGTCCTGACCACGTTCCTGCAGCGTGGCCACCAGCACCGAGCCGGCTTCCTCGAGCTTCACCAGCCCTTGCTCCTCGAGCCAGCGCAACTCGGTCTTCACCTGGTCGCGGGTCACCGAGTGGCCAAACTGGTGCAGCAGGTTCGACAGCACCGAGCTGTTGGCACGAAACCCCGGCGTCTCGACGAGAATCCGCAAGCTCACCAGGCGAACATCCTTGCGCAGATAGTCGGAAAAGCTCATCCCTTCCCTCCGTTCATCAAAAAAGCGTGGATCAGTTCCAGGGTCCGGTTGGCCCCCTTGAACTCGCCGGTCAGATTCGAAACGTCCTGCGCCATCGCGTTGATCCGCTCGTGCAGATCCCCCAGGTCGTCATGCGTCGGGCTGGACTCGGCGACCGCTTCCAGGCGTCCGATCCGCTCCCGGTGGTCCGACAGCTGCCGGTCGATCTCGGCGAACTGCGCATCCCAATGCTTCTTGCCGGCCTCGCGCGCCTGCTCCTGGGCGCGCAGTTGCCCCTCGATGGTGTTGAACTGCTCGGATCGGCGCTGCAGCTCCTCCTTGCGCGCATCCTGCTGCGTCTGGAAACGTTCATCCAGGCGCTTGTCCATCTGCCCCAGGATGAAACGGGCGATGCCGAAAACCCCAGCCAGAAAGCTCAGCAGCAGACCTGCAAAAAAAGTCAGCAGCGCCCACAATTCGATTTGAACGGTCATTTCCGTCGCCCTCCCTTGAGCGCATGTTCGAGGTCAGACTGGCATTCCACGCAAGTCTGGACGCCGGGCACCGTGTCACGCCGGCGCTGCGGAATCGGCTCATCGCAAATGCAACAGAGCTTGGCTGACGGATGCGCCGCCTGCTCGTCGGCAGCCCGCGCCATCCGCGCCAGTTCGTCGTTGCGCATTTCCTCTTCCCGCTCGGCGGCGCGGTCAGCGTCATCGGCCATCGGTGGCACCCTCAGAGAAAAATTCGTTTATCGCGTCGAGTCGACCGCGGCAGGTGTCGTACTGGTCGCGGCATTGCCGGGCCCAGAGAGCGACATCGGTATCGGAGGCAGCGGTGGCATCTTCTGGTAGGTGCTCGCGGGCGGCTTCAGCCACAGCGTTTGCGTCGGCGCCGGCGGGCAGGTTGAGCACCCGGACAGCAGCGCTGCCAAGACAAGGTACGCCACGAGTAAGGCGAGTATTAAGGGCACGGTCTTTCTCCTGGGCAAGGGTGGAACGGGCGTTTTCGGAGGTGGTCAGGCTGGCCTGCAGGGAATCGCCCCGTGCTGTTTGGGCCTGCAGTGTTTTCAGGATCTCGGCGCTGGCCTGCTCGGCGCGCTGGGCGGCAGCAACCAGAGCCTGGTCGGCCTCGCCCTTGCCGTCGGCGAAACCGATCGTGTGGCCCAGCCAGAAAGCCAACCCGGTCACGGCGGCGAGGCAGATCCATTCCAGCGCGTCCAGGTACTTGGCGAACGGGTTGTTCATGCGCAACTCCTGGCACCCCAGGCGGCATAGCGCGGCTCGAGCACAGTCAGAATCCGCCTCGGGTAGCCCCGGTTCTCGGTCCAGGCCGCCAGGCTGCGGCCGGCGTTGAAGCGTTCGACATGCCCCCACCATCGCGAGCGGTTGCTCGCATTGGTCGCCGCCAATGCCTTGTCCTTCAGCAGCCAACCCAGCCCGCCGTTGTAACTCGACAGCACCATGGCCATGCGATCGCACGCGGTCTCGGCCTGGATGCGGTCCCACAGCCAACGGTCATAGATCGCCAACGCCCGTAGCGCCCACACCGGGTTATCCGGTTGTCTCTCCACCAGCGCCGGGTCGATACCGCCGATCCAGTCGGCCGTCGCCGGCATGAACTGGGCCAGGCCCTTGGCTCCGACACGAGAGACGGCACGAGCATTCCAGCCGGACTCCTGATGCACCTGGGCGGCGAAAGTCGCGATCGGGGCGTTCAAGCCCCAAACCAGCCGCGCGTTGCGCACCAGATCGTTCCGATAGATCGCCGCCTGGTGCGGAACCGGCTCGGCCGCGCAACTCTGCCGTGGCGCCATCAGCCCGATGAACACGATCAGGAGCGCGGCGATCGCCGACCAGAGCAGCTCCTGGCGCTTTGCGTGATCGAGCTTCATCCTAGGCACCCAACGCCGCGCCGATAATGCAGGCCGCGACAATCAACGCCCGGCGCAGTTGGGCCACGCCGAAGGCGAATTCCATCAGCGGGTCATGCTGGTAGCAATCAGGCCGGGCATAGGGAAACAGCTCACGGTCGATGTAATAGCCGGCCACCGCCGCGACGGTGATCAACGACAGCTTGTACACCGTCACCGGCAGCTGCTGGGGAGCCAGGCCGGCGATCGCCAGGCCGAGCAAAAAGGCCACGATCAAGGTGGCCGACATCCGGGGGAAGTTCATTTCGAGCGCTCCTGGTAGCGTTGAGGAACCAGCCAGCAAGTGCTCGTTTCGGCAAAAAACCGCGCCCTCGTTTCGATCGAGGGCGCAGCATTGCAGTAGCCGTAACCATCAAGCCCCGGGCGGGGCTTGTAGGCATCGGCGGAAGGAAGGAAATAACGGCAATCGCGGCAGGGCATGCCGGCAGATTGCCGTGCGCGCGCGAAGGGCGCTCAGGAAAGGGCTTTACTTAATGCGGGCGGATCATCAGGGGGTACTTGCGTCTTATTTTAGATACTTCCGTTCGAATTCCCGCTGTTGCGCATCGCACTGCGAGCGCTTGGCATTAGCTTGTGCCTGTAGCGCAGCGATCTGGGTTTGGCGGTATTCCTGGTCGATCACCATGGCTCGTGCGCTAGCCGCATTCAGGGGCGTACCCGTTGGAGAGGCGGCCGCGATCTGGCTTATCTGCTGGTTGATCTTGGAGTACTCGCTCTCGCAGAACTGAATCTGCTCGGCGGCCTGATCCTTTTCTCGCTCATTGATGCGCGCCTTGACTCGATCCCTGATGTAATCGTTGTCCTTGTCCCACTTCGCCTGCTGCGCCGTACGCTGCTGATCGGCTGGCATGGCAACTGGTGGATTGATAGATTGATCAGGCATGCTCTCGGAACGCCGCTGCGATCCGGGGCACGGACGGTCCAGATAGACCATGCTGCCGTTGACCTTGCACTTGTAGGCCTCCTGCGAAAAGGCGGCGGTCGACAGCAGAACCAGGGACATAACGGCCAGTGAACAGCGTATTTTCGTAATCGTCATGAGTGTTCTCCCCGTGTCTCTATCAGCGCCAGAAGTAGGCGACTGCCATGGTGATCGCCGCAATCCCCATCATCAAAATGCAGAGTAGTTGCATCTTCGCCAGCTGGTCGGACACCTGGGCCAATGATTTTTTGCCGGCGGCCAATTCATCGTAGGAGCGTTCGAGCTGTTTCTTCAAGCGGTTTGCCTGAATTTCCAGTTGCTCCATAGTGCGCAACGCATCTTCGGCACGTTTTTTTTCGACATCGACCTGTTTTCCGAGGGCGTTGATTGAACGCCTGGCCTTCTTGAGTTCGGCATCCCGTGAGTCAGCGGAATCTTCACGTTGGGCGTGATCCGGGGGCGCAATGATCGATTTCCGCTGGACGCACCGCAACTTCAGCGCCAGCAATTCTTCGGCGCTGTCGCGATGTTCGATCCGCATGCTTTCGATTCCATCCACGCCGATCGTTCGGTGCAGAAACCGCCAGATCTGCCAACCGGGTTCGCCTCCTTCCTCCTCCAATCGGCAAACCAGCTTGTTCAGATCTTGTCGCTCGGCCCGGGTGAGCGGGCGTCCGGACTGGGGCAGATGATTATGGATGTCACCCGCCGCAACCTGATCTACCGGGCCATCGAACCGCTGATTCACTTCCGCTTGCCCTTGTTGATGATGTCGCCGGACGCCTGGTTGCCGACGTCGCCGTGGAAGGTCTGCTGCACCGTATAGCGCGGACCTCTGGCTACAGGTGAACTTCCTCCCTGCAGGGCACCGATAGCTGCCGCTTTCACAGAAAGCGATGCAGCTCGGAAGAGCGCGAGTAGTTCGCGTTCGTCGGCAGATAGCGCCTCCGGCGGCGGGCCATCACGGTCGCCGGTGATGATGTAACGGACATCCGCTCCCACAGCGGCAATCGCTTCCAAATACCCGGAGTCGGCCTTGCGCTCGTCTTCTTCGTAGTTGAACTGACTTTTCCTTCCCACGCCGCCAACAGCGCCGAAATCAGTCTGGTTGAAGCCGAGTCGTTCCCGCTCTTCCTTGAGCCGTTTTCCGACAGTCACAAAATTACCCAAAAAATATGTTGACGATGGGTACGCTCGTACCCATAATTAACCTACAAACAGCAGCGAATTCGAATACAAAAGCGTTTCGCTGCTGCCCCCCCAAAACATCCGGAGGCCAGCATGACCGTCCAGTCCTTCAAAGCCCGGCTTCGCCGCCAGGGTAAAACCATCCGCCAGTGGGCGGAAGAGAACGGCTTTCCGACCGATGCCGTTTATCGCGCCCTCAGCGGCGTCCACAAGGGACACTTCGGTCGTTCCCACGACATCCTCGTCGCCGCTGGCCTCAAGCCGGGTTGCGACGACCGCCGCGCCGCCTGAGGTTTGCCATGTCCATCCAAGCCCTGCAGGTGAAACACACCGTCACCTTCCAGAACGAGCCCCTGGCAATCGTCGAGAACCTCTCCGGTCCTGGCGCCGAGATGAAGCCGGCCCAACTGCGCCGACTTGCCAACGCCCTGCTGATCGCCGCCGACGAATGCGAAGTGCTCTACGACTCGTCCCGCCGGCTGATTCCCGTCCGCCGCTCCTATCCCGTCGAGGCCTGACATGTCCCTTCCCTTCAACGGTCGCAGCGCCGGCATCGAAGCCAGCAGCGAATCCCCGGCGGTCCAGGCCATTCTCCGCGCCGCCATCCTCGGCAACGGCAAAAGGCTCATCACGGTTGCCGATGCACGATTGCTTGCTGGCGAAGACGATCGCGAAACAGCGCCAGATGCTTCGCCGCTTCCGAATCGCGCTGGCCCGGCGCCGCACTCTCAAGCTCGGCCGCAATCGACTCCGCCGCAGCCCAGGCTTGCTCTGCTGGTACCAGCTTTCGGAACACCGTCGCTTGCACGTTCAGGGACCAAACCAGATCACAAAGCTCGTCGACCAGCGCGTCTTGCTCGGCAAGCTGCCGCTGCAAGGGCTCGAGTTCAGCGCGGAATTTTCCGTTGAGCCATTCCATGTCGGACGCATCCATTGCCATGGCATTCCCCTTCGTTGCGATGGTTCAAATTTAGCCACGCGCAACGCATTTGCATAGTAGCAAAACAGGAATCTTTTTGGACAACCCGTCGAAACGAGAAACCGAAAATGAAACGAAATTGGAAACGCATGCTGCCGACCAACCTCCGGGAGGCTTTCCGGCTGTGCAAGCAGCACGGCATCGACGAGAAGCGCCTGACGGTCGAGCGCCAGGCCGAGCTGATGGGCAAGACACCGGACTGGCTCTACAAGGTCATGGCGGATGCCTCGATGCCGGCCAACCTGATCCCGATGTACGAGGCGATGACCGGCGCTGACTTCATTTCGCGCCACCTGGCGGTGTCCGGCGGCAAGCTGGTGATCGAAGCGCCGATCGGACGCACCTGCGACGCCACCGACATCCAGGATCTGCAGGAAATCCTCAACCTGGCCGTCGGCCAGCTGCTCGCCTTCCATGCCGGCAAGGTCGTCGGCGACGAGGTGATCGCGGCCGTCACCGACGCCATGCAGAAGCTCGCCTGGCACCGCCAGAACGCCGCCGATCGTGCCCAGCCGAGCCTCGACCTGGGAGCCTCGACATGAGCGAGCGTTACCGCAACGAGGCGCAGCAACGCCTGCTGAGGGTGGTCATGGTGCTGTTCGGCCATGTGGTCAACGGCCTGGCGCCGAGCGCGATCGCCCGCGAGGTCAGCTGCAGCAATGCCGTGATGACCCGCGACCTGGCCAACCTCAGCCTGGCCGGCCTGGTCGAGAAGGACGAAGCCACCGGCCATTACCGCCTGACACCGCGCCTGCCCCAGCAGTGCTTCAAGGTGCTGGCCGAGATCGATCGCGCTGATCGCCGGCTGGCCGAAGTCAAGAACCGCTTCACCCGTAACCCTGATTAAGAGGACACCATGGGACGCAAACCCCTTACTCCCCCCGATGTGATCGACGTTGTGGTCGACGAGCAGCGTCTCGGCGACGCCATGACCGCCATGCGCCAGGAAGGCCAGGCGCTGGTCGTCGCCGATCAGCAGCATGTCGCCGCGGTGCGCGCCGTCGCCGCCCAGGTCGGCTACCAGCTGCCCGGTGATTGCGCCGACCCGGACATGATCCAGCGCGACATCGCGGCCAACATGCGGCGCACGGCGGAGGCAATGTTCCAGGTCGGGCTCGGTCTGATCTGCCTGAAAGAGGCCTGTCATCACGGCGAATTCATGGCCCGCCTCGAAGTGCTCCGCTTCGAACCTCGCGCCGCACAGCGCTACATGCAAGTGGCCCGGCGCCTTTCAAATGCGTCGACGTCGACGCATTTGCTCAAGGTCGTCGAAAGCCAGAGCAAGCTGCTCGAACTGATCGTCCTCGACGACGAACAGATCGAGGAACTGGAACTCACCGGCCAGACCGGCGAACTCAAGCTCGACGACGTGGCCACCATGTCGGTCAAGGAACTTCGCAAGGCGGTGCGCGAGTTGAAGGGCGAAGTCACGGCCAAGGAAGATGTGCTCTCCACCCGCAGTCGGCAGATCAACGAACTGGAGGAAAAGCTCGCCCGCGTGAAGACCGTTCCGCCCGACGAGGTGCTGGCCGACCTGCACAAGGCGACCACGGCGCATTTCAACGACGCCCGCGGCGCGCTGATCGGCAAGTTCCGCGCCGGCGTCGAGGCGATCGACCAGCACCACCAGGCCGTCGGCGGCGACAGCCTCGCCTTCGTGGCCGGGCTGATCGGCCAGTTGCAGGCCGATCTCGCGCAGATCCGCGACAGCTTCGGCATCCCCGACGTGGCACCGGCGCTGGTTCCCGAGTGGGTTACCGACCCGTCTTTCGGCCACCAGGGGTAAGTCATGGCCGCCCGCAGCGCAGCCCTCACCGAACGCCTGGTACATGTCGCCGCCGCCGCGGCCACTGCCGGCCACGGCAAGAAGGAGGCGATCTACGCCGAGGCCTGCCGCGGGCTGGGTATCAGCCGGGCGACGCTCCTGCGCCAACTCAAGGAAGTGACCGTGAAACCCGAGCGTAAACGCCGCGCCGATGCCGGCAAGACCCACGTAACCCGCGAAGAGGCTGTCCTGATCAGCGCCGCGCTGATGGCCTCGCTCCGGAAGAGCGCCAGCAAGCGGCTGCTTTCGGTCGAGCAGGCGGTCGATATGATGCGGCAGAACGGAGAGATCCGCTGTGATCGCGTGGATCAGGAAACCGGCGAGATTTTTACGCTGGCGACCAGCACCATCATCCGCGCGCTGCGCACCTACCGCCTGCATCCTGACCAGCTGCTGGCGCCGGCGCCAGCCGTCGAACTGGCGAGCCTGCACCCGAACCACGCCTGGCAAATCGACGCCTCCCTGTGCGTGCTCTACTACCTCAAGGCCCGCAACGAGAAGGAAAGCGGCCTGCAGGTGATGGAGTACAGCCGCTTTTACAAGAACAAGCCGGCCAACATCAAGTCGGTCGAGAGCGACCGCGTCTGGTCCTACGAAGTCACCGACCACGACAGCGGCTCGATTTTCCTGAACTACGTGAATGGCGCCGAATCCGGCATGAACCTCGCCGAGAGCTTCATCAAGGCGATCTGCCAGCGCCCGCGCGATCCCTTCCACGGTGTGCCGTTCATCCTGATGATGGACATGGGCAGCGCCAACACCAGCGGCCTGTTCAAGAACTTTGCCCGCCGATTGGGCGTGCAGCTGTTGCCGCACGCGGTCGGCAATGCCCGGGCGACCGGCCAGGTCGAGAACGCGCGCAACATCATCGAGCGCAGCTTCGAATCCGGCCTGCGCTTCCAGCCGGTGGCCGACCTGGAAGAACTCAACGCCAAGGCCGCGCAGTGGTCGGCCTGGTACAACGCGACCAAGGTGCACAGCCGCCACGGCAAGACCCGCACCGATCGCTGGCTGACGATCAGCGAGCAGCAGCTGCGCATCGCGCCGCCGGCCGAGATCTGCCGGACGCTGCTGACGCACGAGCCGGAGTCGCGCAAGGTCGACGATTACCTGCACGTGGCCTTCGCCGGCAAGGAGTGGGACGTTTCCGACGTGCCGCGCGTGATGGTCGGTGAAAAGCTGCAGGTCACCTACAACCCGTACAACCTCGACACCGTCTTCATCGTCGATACCGATGCCGAAGGCAACGAGCTGCTGCACGCAGCCCCGCGGGTCGTGCGCGGCGAGAACGGCTTCGCCGAGACTGCCAACGTCATCGGCCAGGACTATCGCCGGCCGCCGGAGACCGAGGCCGACATCAACCGCCGCGCTGTCGAGCTGGCGACCTACGGCGTGGCGACGCTGGCCGAGGCAGAGGCCGCGAAGAAGGCCAAGGCACTGCCTTTCGGCGGCCGCATCGACCCGATGAAGGTGGTCACCGATACCGAATTGCCGACGGTCCTGCCGCGCCGCGGTACCGAAATGGGCATCACCGCCGCCGCCCAGGCGCCCGAGGTCGTGCTCTCCCTCTTCGAGGCCGCCGCCGCGCTGGCTCGCCAGGGCGTGGTCATGGATGCCGAGAAAAACCGCCAGGTCGCGGCCTGGTACCCGTCGGGCGTGCCGGAGCCCGAACTGGAAGCGCTGGCGCACCGGCTAAGCGTACGCGCCGGCCTCAAGGTTGTTGGAGGTTGAAATGTCCCTGCAAAAAGTCATGTCCGAGCACCGCATATCGCAGGCCGACCTGGTCGGCGGCGCCCGGCTGTCGAAGAGCACGGTGTCGCGGATCGTGGTGTACAGCAGTTGGCCGTCTCGCGATACCGAGGCGCCGCAGCGCATCGCCGCCTATCTGAAGCAGCGCGGCGTCGCTGACGCCACCATCGAAACGCTTTTCCCCACGAATAAGGCCCCGGACGTGTTGGCGCACGCCGAGGCCATTCCCGAAGCAGTGCAATCCGAAATTGAACCTGAACAGGAGGATCTGATGTTACTACGAAACGAGAACCTGACCCTGGCCGCCCGCCAGCACTTCGGGCTGTCGCGCAGCCCATTCGTCGACGATGTGCGCACCCGCGCCGACGTCTTCGCCAGTTCGAGCACGCGCTACGTGCGCGCCGCTTTGCTCGACGCTGCGCTCAATCATGGCTTCATCGCGCTCTGCGGTGAAAGCGGCAGCGGCAAGAGCACGCTGGTCGACGAGCTGGAGGAGCGCGTTACCGAGGACGGCCGCCAGGTGATCATGATCCGCCCCTACGTGCTGGCCATGGAAGAGAACGACGACAAGGGCAAGACGCTCAAGAGCAGCCAGATCGCCGAGGCGATCATCCGCACGCTGGACCCTGCGGGGATGCCCAGGAATACCCCGGAAGCGCGCTTCAAGCAGCTGCACGACCTGCTGAAATCCAGCCGCGCAGCCGGCTACAGCCACCTGCTGGTGATCGAGGAGGCGCACTGCCTGCCGATCGCCACGCTCAAGCACCTCAAGCGCTTCCTGGAGCTGAAGCAGGGGCTGTCGCGCCTGATCGGTGTGTGCCTGGTCGGCCAGCCGGAACTGAAGGCGCGTCTCTCCGACCAGAAGGCGGAAGTGCGCGAGGTGGTCCAGCGCTGCGAGCTGGTCGAACTGCCGGCGCTCGACAACGACCTGGAGGCCTACCTCAAGCACAAGTTCGAACGCTCGGGCATCAAGATCGACGACGTGCTCGCCCCGGACGTCTGCGACGCGATCCGCACGCGCCTGATCCGCATGCCGCGCGGTGGAAAAGCGAGCGACGCAATCAGCCTGTGCCACCCGCTGGTGGTCAACAACCTGGTCACCCGGGCGATGAACGCAGCGGCCGCCGCAGGCTGGCCGAAGGTCGACGCCAATGTCATCCGGGGGTGCTGAGATGACCGGCGCCCACACCGAAAAGCGCGAGCACGCCCTCGGCGAGGCCGTCCGGCTGATCACCAACCTGCTGCGTTGTGTGCTGTGGCTGATCGGCCACGGCGTCTATGTCATCGGTTTCCGGGGCTGGCGGAGCAATGGCGTCGATCACGTGGTCGTCCAGGTGCCGCCGAGCCCCTACCTCTACCACCTGTTCCAGAACGATTGCTCCTGGCAACAGCGGAGGCAGGAGGGCTGCCTGACGATCTTCACCTGGTTTTCGATCCGCTTCGGAATCCGTATCGAATGGGAGGAAACATGCGCATTCCCCGTCTTCTGAGCTGGCCTCTCAGGCTGGCCGCCCGATTGGCCAAGGCACTGCGGTATTACACGCGCCTGCGCTACAGCTGGCACCTTTCCTGGGTGAAGGCGGAGCGCTGATCATGACCGAGGACGACCTGAAGCGCGCACTCGCTTTCATTGGCAAGAAAGGGACGCTGCGTACCGAAGCGGTCGCGCGTCACCTGGGCGCCACCGAGGAAGCGGCCGATGTGCTGCTGCAACCGGCGGTCGACAGCGGCTACCTGGTTTGCTGCCTCATCCGCCGGCCCGGTCGTCCCGACCAGCGCGAGTATCGAATCTCGCTTGGCGCCGACCTCGGCCGCTTGCCGGCAGCCGGCGCCTTCGTCATCTCCAACGGCCCGCGCGCGGCGGCGGCCCGAGCCGGATTCCGGTTCGAAGCCCCGCCCCGCACGCCGGTCAATCACGACTTCAAGGCCATTGCGCCATCGGAGCAGATCATGTCTCGAGACAAATGCATCACCCGCCAGCAGGTGCTGGCTTACATCAACGAATCCGGATCCGCCGGTATTTCCCGCAAGAATCTGATCGAGCACTTCGGTGTGCCGGCGGCCAATATCGACATGCACCTGACTGCGCTGCGCCGCGCGTCGCCGCCGGCGATTTTCAGCCCGGAGCGCGGTCTGATCTGCGCTTCGGATCAGGCGCTCCCTGCGCGCATCGTCTCCGAAGGGCCGGCCGGCAAGGCCATGCATGCGACGCGCGAAGCGGTCATGCGCTACCTCGGAACGCTGCCGACGGATACCGCTTCGATGAGCGGCGCGATTTCCGAAGCAATCGGCTGCAGCTTGGAGAGCACCCGCGCCGTCCTGGGCGGATTGTTCGCCGGGTTGAAGGTCGACCGCAGCCAGGTCGGCGACGACTGGGCCTATTTCCTGCCGAAGCCGCTCGCAGAGGTCGCGACGCCCACCGCCGAAGCGGCCGTCGAGACCATCGAAATCGTCGGCGTACAGGAGACCACCGAGGCGCTGCTCGCCGCTACCGTCACGCCAGATGCCGGCCAGGAAGGAGGACGAAAAGCCTTCCCGTCCTGCGGCGCCGCGCTCGGCAACCCCGGCGACTTCACGCATGTGGTGCTCGACGACGCCGACGCCACGATGGTTTGGATCTTCTCCTCGGGTGCGATCGAGATCTTCGACGAGAGCCTGCACATCCAGCTCAACCCGGCGGTCGCCAAAAAACTGCTCGGCTTCCTCGGCTTGTTCATGGAGGCCGCGTGATGGCCAGCCATCGCCGTTGCGGGCTCACCGTCTACGGCCTCGAGCATCGCATCCTGCTCGCGCTGCGCGCCACCGGCCAGATGGCATCCAACCAGGTCTATGAGCGCTTCGGCAGCCCGAGCGGCGCGCTGCACCGCCTCGAGCTGGCCGGCTACATCACCAAGCCGAAGCCGGGCCGCAAAGGCGAGCAGATCCGCCTCACCGAGGCCGGCCGCGCCCTGGTCGCCGCCGATGGGCCGCTCGCCCGCCGCCGTACCGAAATCGTCTATTGCCAACTGTGAAAGGAGTTCGCATGCCGAATCTCACCCAAATTGAAAAGCACGCCATGGCCTATGCCGTGGCCCGCGAGCACCTCGCCAACATCGTCCAGGCCATCAACGAGGGCATCGAACTCGTCAAGCGAGAGCACCTCAAGCGGCTCAAGAAGGCCGTCGCCGAGGCCGCCGAGCGGCACGACGAACTCAAGTCGCTGATCCAGGCCGCGCCCGACTGCTTCCTCAAGCCGAGGACAGTCGTTCTTCACGGCATCAAGCTCGGCTTTCAGAAGGGCAAGGGAAAGATCGAATGGGAGGACGCCGACCAGGTCGTCCGCCTGATCAAGAAGCACTTCCCCGAGCAGGCCGACGTGCTGATCGCGACCAGTGAGCGGCCGGCCAAGGATGCGCTGGCGCAGCTGACCGCGGCCGAGCTGAAGAAGCTGGGCATCAGCGTGACCGACGGCGGCGACGCCGTGTTCATCAAGCCGGCGGACAGCGCAGTCGACAAGATGGTCGACGCGCTGCTGAAGGATGCGGTCGAGGAGGTGGCGTGATGGCGATGGTCACCAATTTTGACGAATTGAAGCGCATGCACCAGGCGGCTGTAGTCGGCGGCGCCAAGAGCAAGGCGTGGATTGATTTCGCCATCACCATGATGGACTCGTTTCCTGCCATCTACGCACAGGCAAAGCGTGTGAATGACGCGCTTTCCAACCTCCGCGTCGATATCGACAAGATCAAGAAGGATGTGGCGTGATGGACAACAGAGAAAGCATCCTGGAGAAGATCCGCAAGTGCATGGCACTCGCCAATTCGGCCACCGGAAACGAGGCGGAAACGGCGCTGCGCCAAGCGCGCAAACTGATGGAGGCTTACCAGGTCAGCCAGGCTGAGATGCTGGCGATCGACATCAAGGAATCGACCGCAAAGGCGGGCGTGCTGACTCGGCCGTCGGCCTGGGAAAACCATCTGGCCAGTGGCATTGCCCACGTGTTCCGCTGCCGCTTGGTGTTCCGTGAATCCTGGGGAGCGGCCTACTGGGTATTCATCGGCCTGCCGCCGGCAAACGATGTCGCCGCTTACTCGTTCGACGTGCTGTTCCGCCAGGCGAAGAAGGCACGCCAGGCGTTCATGGCGGAAACCCTCAAGCGCTTCAAGAAAGCCAACAAGGTGCGTCGCGCCGATCTATTCAGCGATGGCTGGGTTCGGACGGCGATGCATGCCGTCACGCCGCTGACTCCCATCGAGGGCGTTGAAAAGGCCATCCAGGCGTACATGGACACGAAGTTTACGCGGCTCGGATCGCTTGATTCTGTCGATCGCAACAAGGGTCGAGCCATGTCCGACAAGGACGCGATGGCACTCTCGGCCGGCCTGGCCGCTGGTCGAAATGCGCAGTTGAACAAGGGCGTTGGTGCAGCTGGCGCGCCCCTCATGCTAGGAGGTGAATGATGTGGTTCCGTAATCTGCAGATCTACCGATTGCCGCAGCCCTGGGCGATCGACTTCGTCGCACTCGAGCAACAGCTGGCCCGGGGCGAGTTCGTCGCCTGCCCGAGCAATCAGCCGGCCAGCCGCGGCTGGGTGTCGCCGTGCATCGACGGGGAGTTGATCTACGCCGCCAACCGCCAGTGGCTGATCGCGTTGGCCGTCGAGCAGCGCCTGCTGCCGTCGTCGGTGATCAACGACGAGATCCGCGAGCGGGCCGAGGCGATCGAGGCGCAGCAGGGCTACGCGCCCGGCCGCAAGCAGCTGAAGGAGATCCGCGAGCGCGTCGCCGAGGAGCTGCTGCCGCGTGCCTTCACCCACAGGCGTCATACCTTCGTCTGGATCGACCCGCAGAACGGCTGGTTCTGCGTCGATGCCGGCAGCCAGGCCAAGGCCGAGGAGGTCATCGAGCACCTGCGCCACTGCCTCGACGAGTTCCCGCTGAAGGCGCTGCATACCCAGCGCTCGCCGCAGTCGGCGATGGCCGACTGGCTGGCCGGCGGCGAGGCCCCGGCCGGCTTCACGATCGACCGCGACTGCGAGCTGAAGGCGGACGGCGAGGAGAAGGCGGCCGTGCGCTACGTCCGCCACCCGCTCGGCGACGAGGTCGGCGGCGAGATCAAGCACCACCTCGCTGCCGGCAAGCTGCCGACCCGGCTGGCGCTGACCTGGGACGAGCGAATCTCCTTCGTGCTGACCGAGAAGCTGGAGATCAAGCGCCTGACCTTCCTCGACCTGCTGAAGGAAGAGGCCGAGAAGAGCGCCGAGCATGCCGACGAGCAGTTCAATGCCGATTTCGCGCTGATGACCGGCGAACTGGCGCGCTTTCTGCCGCAGCTGGTCGAGGCGTTGGGCGGGGAGGTGCAACCGTGAAGCCGCTCCAGATCAAGGTCAACGTCGCCGGCAGCTGGGCCAGCCTGGTCACCGTTTCCCCGAAGCGCCTGGGCGAGGCCAAGGCTGCCTGCGAGCAACTGGCGGCAGCTCATCTCGGCTCGATCGCCTTCAAGGTCGTCGACGGTGACACCGGTGATGCCGTCGAGAAGTTCAGCCAGCCGCCGCGTGCCGGCGAGCCGCACGGCTGGTACAGGCCGACGCAAAGGCCTGGGGGCTGAGATGAACGCCGCTCTCCAGTCCCGCCTCCGCACCCTGCGCGCCATTCGCCACAAGGCCGGCGAAGCGCTCGACGACGTCAGCTACCGCGATATCCTGCAGCGCTGCGCCGGCGTCGGGAGCTCGACGCAGATCCGCAGCGTCGCGACGGCAGAGGCGGTGATCGACGAGTTCCGCCGACTTGGCATCGGCGCGCCGCCGCCGCGTCCGAGGCTGACGCCGATGCAGAAGAAGATGTGGGCTCTGTGGCAGCAACTCGCCGACCGCGGCCTGGTGAAGAACCGCAGGATGTCCGGCCTGCAGGCCTTCATCCAGCGCCAGACCGGCGTCGAAGCGAAGGGTGGGCTGGCCTGGATGAACTGGCCGCAGGAGCAGAGCGTCGTCGAAAGCCTGAAGCGCTGGCTTGCCCGCGGTGAAAACCCCTTTGCTGAGGATAAAAGCGATGCCTGACCTGTTCGCCGCCGATGCCGAGACGTTGGCTCCGCTTGCCGAGGCGATGCCGGATGGGCTGCATCCAACGCTGCGTGAGATGTGCGAGGAGATGTTCCTGCACCTGCTCGAGGACGAGGAGCTGGTCGGCTTGCTGGAGGCCGATCGCCTGGCCGAACTGGTGGTTGGTCTGGTCGATCGCGTCGCGATGAAACTGGGCGGCTCGGGTTTCTACCTGCCCAAGGGGATCGGCTGCAAGCTGAGCGCCCGCGACCGCGAGATCGTTCAGGCCTACAACGGCCGCAACAAGCATCTGCTGGCAAGGCAACACAAGGTCTCCGAAGTGCGGATCGACCAGATCCTGAAGAAGTGGCGGCAGGACGAGTTCGCCCGCAAGCAGGGAAAATTGGATCTGTGCGACTGAATCCGGAAAACGCCGCCAGGCGATTTTCAGCCCCCCGGTGCTGCGCCAACCCCCGCGAAAATCCTTTGGGAGGCGCTGGGAGCGATTGGGACGGGTTTCTGCCTCATTCCGGCCTCGCGCAAGAGGTGCGGAAACCGGTGTTTCCGGTTCCCGCCCGCTTCGCTTACTTCGCGATGATGCGATCGAGGACTTCTCGGACCCCGGGTTCAAGGGTGACCCACCCTATCTTGAGGTGCACGAGTGCCCTGGTGGCGAATGCCTTCGCATCGTCCGGGTGTGTTGCACCTCGGCTCAGTGCGTCCTCAAGGTCTTGCGCTGTGCGCAGTTCAATTTTTTCCATCGTGGCTCCTTTCAGTGAGATTGCCATGTCGAATCCTGATATCACGACGTCGACGGCGGGGATGGTTTCTTCGCCGATCCGCAAATTCCGCCCTTCCAACGCTACCCAGGGCGACGCGTTCTTTTCGAACTGGTGCCGCCACTGCCAGTGCGACAAGGCTATGCGCGAAGGCGTAGCCATCGACGACTGCGACGACAACGAGCGCTGCGACATCATCCCCTTGACCTTGTGGTACCACGCCGACGATCCGGAATATCCGGGCGAGTGGCGCTACGACGCCAACGGCAACCCGATCTGTTCGGCCTTCGTCGAAGCTGGCGATCCCATTCCGCGGCCGCGCTGTACCGCAACCATGGAGTTGTTCTGATGGCGTGCCCGAAATGCGGATGCAAGACGACGTACCCGTATGACTACGATGAAGATCCGGGTGACGACCGCCTCGAACGCTGTGCAGCATGCGGCGAAGTGTTCGACTTGGAAGACCACGTGGAGGAAGAGGACGATGAGTAACCTAGACGGACCCGATGCACCATACCCAGGAATGGCTGCGGCGTTTGAGGCGCACACCGGGCAAAGCTGGACTGACCCCGACTGGCGCCAAGAGACGGCGATGTGGGCCGCAGCATGGAAAGCGGCGAAGGCCAAGCCGGCCGGCTACTGCACCGAGGGCGCCCGCTGCGTATGCGGTGGCGACACTCCTGCCGTGCGCTCTGGCTGCACGAACTGGGTGACGCCCAACGCAGAGCTGTGCGGCGGCCCGTCAGGGCCGTCCGAACGAGCGCCGGGTTATAGCCGGCGCGGTTGAAATGGAGAAGCGAATGCAAGACCTGAAAACATGCCCGTTTTGCGGGAGCAGGGCCATGATTGTTGGCGGCGGAAGCAGCAGCCGTGGTCGACTTCCGGCGCACGTTGAGTGCGCCTCTCGCCTTTGTATGGCGGCCACCAAGGAAGCTGGTGACAGCGAAAAGGCGGCAGCAATTTGGAATGCCCGCACTGAGCCGGCTAACACCAAATAGACGATACAGGAAAGGAGTCGCGATGACACCCGAAGATCGACGCCAACTGATCGACCAGCTTGACCGGTCTTTCACCGTGATGCCGTACTGGGTAAAGTGCGGGGTGAAGCACGCGATGGGAGCGCCGAAAAATAACCCTGGAACCGGGCAGCCGTTCAAGTCGTTCCGGGAAGTGATCGAGGCCGCCAGCGATGAGTGCCTGCTGATCTTGCGCAATGACTTCGACGACAACGGTGATCTGCTCCCGGCTGTCGCTACGCAGTGATGGAGAAATGATATGGATGTTCAACGACTGAGAAACCTGACCACCGGCAGACTGCATACCAGGATGGAAGACGTTTACCTCGACATCGAGTACCTGACGGGCGTTGCAGGTGTGATGACGCACCAGCTTCCGAACGCCTTATTTTCCCTGGAGCCGTGGCTACGCCAAATGGTGGCAGACCAGCGCTTTTTTGACGGCCAGTTCGACCCCATGCATACAGGACAAATCGATGTTCCGCCGATGGATGGCGAGGCGCGGAAAGCCTATTTCGGACGATTCGCGGCACGAAATTGACGCTGCAATGAAGAAGGATGGCATCGCCTGATTCCATCCGGCGCAACCGCCAACCGCCCGGCCCCGCCCGGCGAAAAAAACTAAAGGCCTTTACATAGGCCACCCTCGCGTGCCCGCGAACAATGCGGGCATGGCTACTGCAAAAACCCTCCCTGACCAGATCGAAATCTTCCGCGCCGGCCGCCATGTCGACGACGCGGGGAATGCGCACGAATTTTCCGCGGCCGACGTTGCCGCGATCGCGGCGGCCTACGACCCGGCCCTGCGTGAAGCACCGCTGACCGTCGGCCATCCGGCCGGCAACCTCCCGGCCTACGGCTGGGTCAAGGGCATGACTGCCGAGGGCGGCCTGCTCAAGATGAATCCGCACCAGGTCGAACCGCAGTTCGCCGAGATGGTGCAGGCCGGCCGCTTCAAGAAGCGCTCCGCCTCCTTCTACCCGCCTACTTCCCCGAGCAACCCGACCCCGGGCCGCTGGTATCTGCGCCACGTTGCCTTCCTCGGCGCCCAGCCGCCGGCTGTCGCCGGGCTCAAGGACATCCAGTTTTCCGAAGGCGACGCCGCCGGCGCCGTCAGCTTTTCTGAAGCCGTTCCCACCCCGTCCAACCAGGAGACCACCACGATGGATAAAGAAACCGAAGCCCGCCTGGCGCAAGCCGAGGCGGACGCCAAGGCTGCCAAGGAGGCGCAGGCTGCCGCCGAGGCCGCAACCAAGGCCGCCCAGGATCAACTCGCCCAGTTCGCCGAGCAGCAGCGCCAGGCGACCCACGCCAGCCACGTCAGCTTCGCCGAGACGCAGGTCAAGGCCGGCAAGCTGCTGCCGAAGGACCAGGCAACCACGGTTGCCGTGCTTGACCAGCTGGCCGCCGCGCAGCCGGTGGAATTTTCCGAGGGCGGCGCCACCAAGAAGGTCGCGCCGGCCGAATGGTTCAAGGGCCTGATCGAGGGCGCCAAGCCGGTCGTCGATTTCGGCGAGTTCGCCGGCGGCGGCGCCGGTACCGAGTCGACCAAGGGTCTTTCGGATGCCGAGATCGACCAGCGCGCCAAAGCCTACGCCAGCAAGCACAACGTCAGCTACAGCGAGGCGCTGAACCACGTTGTCAGCTTCACCGCCTGAACGCCTGAAAGGACCGCACCATGATGACCCCCGAACAAATCCGCCTGAAGCAGAACCCGATCCTGTCCAGCCTGCTGCTGGGCATGGGCCAGGGCACTTACGTGGCGGAACAGCTGTTCCCCCGCCTGCCGCAGACCCTCAACGGCATCACGCTGGCCAAGGCCGGCGACGAGCGCCTGAAGAAGTACAACCTGCGCCGCGCCCCGGGTGCGCCGACCAAGCGCGTCGACATCAGCTTCGAAGGCAAGACCTACACCGTGAACCAGTACTCGGTCGAGGTTCCGATGCCGCGCGAGTTGCTGCGCGAGGCCGATGAGTCGCGCCGCTTGAACGTCGGCAACTACCTGGACGTCTCGCGCATCGCGATGACCACGGCCAACGATATCCTGCTGCTCGACTACGAGATCGAGGTCGCGACGCTGGCAACCACCGCCGGCACCTATGCCAACGGCCACGTCCTGGCGCTGGCCGGTGCCACCAAGTGGAGCGCTGCGACCGGTACGCCGGTGACCGACATCACCGCGGCCAGCGACGTGATCCGCAAGAAGATCGGCAAGCGCCCGAACAAGCTGACGCTGTCGGCCGATGCGTGGCTCGCGCTGAAGATGAACGCCGAGGTGAAGAGCTACCTGGCGGAATCCCAGGTTGGGCCGGCCACGCTCGAGCAGCTGAAGACCATCCTCAACATCGAGCAAATCGTGATCGGCGATGCGGTGTGGAAGGACGGGGCCGGCGCGGGTGCCGATGTCTGGGGCAACAACGCGATCCTCGCCTACGTGCCGAAGATCGGCGGTGCCGGCAGCGACATCAGCCTGGCCGAACCCGGCTTCGGCTTCACCAACGTGCTCGAGGGCCATCCCTTCGCCGAGACGCCGTACTACGACAACGGTTTGAAGTCGTGGATCTACGGCGCAACCTACGAGCGCCAGCCGAACGTGGCCTACAACGAGGCCGCCTTCCTGTTCCAGAACCCGAAGTAAGGAGCGAACGATGGCACTGATCGCGAAGGTGACCGTCGTCACGATGGTCGACGGCAAGCGCCGGGAGTTCGCTCCGGGCGAGGACCTGGGGGATGACCTGCACCCGCACGACATCGCCACGCTGAAGGCGATGGGCTCGATCGAGGATACCGCCGAGACCGAGCGTGCCGCCAATGTGGCGGCCGCCGCCGACAAGAAGGCGCTCGGCGACTTCAATGAGGCGCGCCTGCAGGTGCAGGCCGCCGCTGAATCGACCTCTGCCGCTGGCGGCAAGGTCACCAAGGCGCCGGCTGGCAAGAAGGCCGACGGCACCTCGGACGCTTAATTCCCTCTTCCAGGAGAAAACACCATGGGGAAACAGTACGACAAGGAACACGCCGTCACGAAGGTCGCCACTGCGGCGTTCGCTGCCAACCGCTTCATCGGCTACGACGGCGCCCACGCCACCGGCGTCGGCGGTGCGCACGACGCCCAGGGCGTCAGCGAGACCGAGGCGGCCATCGGTCAGGCGGCCAGCCTGATCACCGAGTACTCGGCGCCGGTCGAGGCCGGCGAGGCGATCGCCGCCTTCGCCTTCGTCAAGCCGGCGGCCGATGGCTCCGGCAAGGCGGTCACCGGCACGGCAACCGAGCATTGCGGTCGCGCCCTCGAAGCCGCCGCCGGCGACGGCGACGTGTTCGAGTGCCAGGTGCTGCCGCACCAACACACGCCCGTCTGATAGGCCGCCATGATCTACGCCACCGTCTCCGACCTGGTCGACCGCTTCGGCGAGCTCGAGCTGGTGCAGTTGACCGACTTCGAGAACATCCCGCCGTCGGTCATCGATCCTGCCCGGGTCGAGATCAAGATCGGCGATGCCTGCGCCTTCATCGACGGCTACGTCGGCCAGGTGTATCGGCTGCCGCTGGCCGGCTGCGCCAAACCGGTGACGGTGCCCGATGCCCAGCCGGAGTATGTGGCGCCCCCGGTGCTGGTGCGCATTGCCTGCGACCTGGCGCGCTACTACCTGCACGACGACCTGGCGCCGGAGAACGAGGTGTATCGGCGCTTCAAGGCCGCGGTCAAGGAACTGGAAGCGATCGCGACCGGTGGCGCCCAGCTGGCTTGCCCCTGGGGCGGTTCGCCCGGGGCACTGATCACCGCCGATGCGCAGTCGGGTGGGAACGAGGTGTGGTCGACGTTCAGCCCGCGCCAGGTGACCGACGACAGCTTGAAGGGGTTCGCGTGAGCGGCGCACAGGCCTGGGCGGACTGGAACTTTCTGGCCAGCGAGCAGGACATCGTTCGCCGGATCAAGGAAGTCGCCCAGTCCGGACCCAACGCCTGGGCGCGCATCGTCGGCACCCGCGACGACCTCGATGCGATCACCGAGGAGCAGCAGGTCAACCCGGGCGTCTATGTGGTCTACGGCGGCTTCGCCGTCAAGGATGCCACCGTGCAGCAGGCGACGATCGAGCACCGCTGGCGCATCGTGCTGGCGGTCTCGACGGTTGCACCGGGGCGCGAGGCGGCGCAGCGCAACCTGGTTGCCGGGAAGTTCCTGCCGTCCCTGGTGCAGGCGCTGCACGGATTTACCCCGGCCGGCGCCACGACCGGCCTGGTGCCGACGACGCCGCCACCGATCTGGCCGAACGGCAAGTTCAGCTACTACCCGCTGTCTTTCAGCTGCGAAACGATTTACTCAACCCGCAAGGGGCCGGCCATCGGACCTTTGCCGCTCGATAGGAGATCCTGATGCCCACCCAAGATACCAATGGCCTGCTGTTCGCCGGCGACCTGTTGCTGTCGAAACGCGACCCGACGACCGGCCTGTTCGGCGGCTATACCCGGCTGCATGCCGACAAGTTCGAAATCAAGGCGCCGTCCGACCAACTGCAGAAGGTCTCGAAGGGCCGTGAGACGTACGGCCAAGCCTGGCTGACCTACTTCACCGGCAAGCCGACCGAGTTCAACTTGACGCTGGATGAAGTGTCGCGCGAGATCATCGCCCTGCAGCTCGCCGGTGAGGTCTCCGCCCTGGAGCAGACCGCCGGCGCCCTGGCTGGTATCGACGTTACGGTCGAGCCCGGGAAGTGGGTCGACATCGGCTACGAGAACCTGGATCTCGCGACCCTCGAAGTCAAGAATGATGCCGGGACCACGACCTACGTGAACGGTACCGACTACGAAGTGAATCCGCGCGCCGGCCTGCTTTACGTACCGGCCGGCGGCGCGATCGCAGCCGGCAACGTGAAGTTCACCGCCGCCAAGAAGGCCTTCACCGGCTCGGTGATCGCCGGGGGCAAGCAGTACTCGACGGTGCTGCGCATGAAGCTGGACGGCATCAACCTGATCACCCGCCAGAACATGCTGCTGGTGGCTGAGCAGGCTACCGTCAGCGCCCAGGACGCCTATGACTTCCTCTCCGGCAAGCTGGCCAGCGTGCCGCTCAAGGGGCAGCTCGAAGTCCCCGCGGGCCAGACTTCCCCCTTCCAGCTGAAGTTCTTCTGACCGCGGCATGTTCCACCAACGCCCGCCGCAGCGATGCCGCGGGCGTTTTAACGAAGGCGACGAATGAGCGATAAAACGGTTTCGGTAGGGCTGCGGATCGATGGCGATGCGCGCGGCGGCGTCCAGGCCATCGATACGACCGAGAAGGCGCTGCAGAAGCTCGACGCGGCGGGGAAGATCACGCTGCTCGAAGGCGCCGAGAAAAACGCACGGGATCTCGCGACCGAAATCGAGCGCACCCGGCAGCATGTGCAGTCGCTGGAAACGACGCTTTCCGAAGCCTACGCCGCTGGCGCCGACGATCAGCTGATCAAGCGGATTTCGAAGCAGCTGGACGAGGCGCGCCGCGAGGCGGATGCGTTTTCCACGGCGGCCGACCGCAACAGCGTCGCGCTGAACCGCGTCAAGCTCGCCGCCCGGGAAGCGGGCATCGACCTCGATAACCTCGCAGGCGAACGGGTGAAGCTGGAACGCCTCGCGCAATCTACCAACACCCTTCAGAATTCCTTCAGCACCCTGAGAATCCGCTCGGCCGATCAGATCGAGGCCGATCTCCTTGAGGTCAACCAGGCGCTCGTGAAGCTAGCGCAGCGTACCGATCTCGCTGGCGATGAGTTCGACCGCGCCTTTGCTGCCGGGCAAAAGCGTATTGCCTCGCTAAAGGCCGAGCTGCGGGGTACGCCCGAGGAAGTCGAGCGCGTCGGCCAGAAGGCGAGCAACCTGCTGTCGCTGATGGGCGGCCTCGGCCTGGCTTTCAGCGGTGCCGAGCTGGCCCGCCAGTTCGTGCTGGTCAACGTCGAACTGGAGAACGTCGAACGCAGCTTCGTCGCCATCACCGGATCAACCTCGGCCGCCACTCAGGAGATGGACTACGCGCGCGGCGTCGCGGCGCGGCTCGGCCTTGAGCAGATCTCGACGGCCCGGGCCTACGCCGACCTGATGGCGGCGACCAAGGGCACCGCGGCCGAGGGGGAAAATTCCCGGGCCGTGTTCGAGGCGGTCGCGCGCTCGATGAGCCTGGCCGGTAAGTCCTCCGCCGATACCGAGGGCGCGCTGCTGGCCCTGCAGCAGATGGCGAGCAAGGGCGTCGTCAGCATGGAGGAGCTGCGTGGCCAGCTCGGCGAGCGCCTGCCGGGCGCCCTCAATGCCGCCGCGGAAGGGCTGGGCATCACGACCGCGCAGTTGATCAAGCTGACCGAGAGCGGCCAGCTCACCGCCGAGGAGCTTTTCCCGGCCCTGGCTGCCGGCCTGAACAAGCTGTACGCGGGCGGCGGCGCCGAGACGGTGACCCAGGAATGGAACCACTTCAAGACCGCCGTCCAGGATACCTACGAGGTGATCGGCGACGCCGGCGCCGTCAACGTGATGAAGGGGGCGCTCGAGGGGCTGTCGGCGTACCTCATGGTGGTGTCCGGCGGCGTCGTCGCGCTCGGCCAGAAGATCGGTGTTTTTCTGGCGGGCCTGGCCAACGGCGATATCGGGTTGCGCGGATTCAGCGACAACGCCAAGCAGGCCTTTGCCGACATCGAGCAGGCAGCCCAGCAACGGCTGCTGAAGGCGGCGGAGCACAACGATGTGCTGGCGGCGATGATGGGCGATGCGGGGCGGGCGGCGCAGGCCGCTGCCAAGGCGCAAGGCGAGGCTGCATCGACGGCGGCATCGGACTGGACCCGGCTGAACGTCGCCTACGGGACGGTCAAGGAATCCGGCGAGACGGCGACCAAGCAAGCCGTCGCCCATGCCGAAGCAGTCAAGGCCGAGAGCGCCGCATCGGTTGAACTTGCCAGCGCACTGGGCGGCGAGGCCGACAAGCACCTGGCCAAGGCGTCTGCCGCCCGGGCGAATGCCGTAGCGATGGCCGAGGTGGCCGAGCGCCGCCGGGAAGAGCTGGCCATGGCGACCGAGCATGTCGCGGCGCTGCAGCGTGAGGCGGAAGCCAATGGCGGTGCAACGGAGCAGCAGCAGAAGGTCATCGACGGGCTGCTGAAGATCGCCGATGCGCGCCAGACCGATGCCGACAAGGCCTCGGCCCAGGCGGAGAGCGCGCGGATCTCGGCGGTGCAGGCGCAAGTCGAGGCAACCGCCTACGACCAGGCGCGCGGCGCGCTGTCGCAGTGGTCGGCAGCCAAGCAGGCGCAGCTCTCGGTCGACCAGGCCGGCATCCGCCTGGCCATCGAGCAGCAGCGGACCATCCTGGAGGTGGCCCGGGCGCGCGGCGACGAGTACGGCGCGACGCAGGCGCTGCTGCGCATCAAGCAGCTCGAGATCCAGCTGGCAGAATTGACTGCGCGGGCCAAGATGGCCGAGGCGAATGCAACGCTGCTGAGCGTCCAGGCGCAACGTCACGAGCTTGAGGTCAAGGGCTTTCTGAACGAAGCCAAGCGAGCCGAACTCGATGCCATGGAGGCCGGGGCACGGGTCAAGCAGATCGAGTCGCAGATCGCGAGCGAGACGGCGAGGCGCATGCGGGAGTTGGTCGAGGTGACCGATTTCAGCGGTGCAAGCGCAGGGCGTGCAGCAGGCCATTTTGACTCCCTCGCCGGATCTCTGCGCGGGGTCGCTGCCCAGGCGAGCAATGCGATTGGCGCATTGAGTGACCTGGATCGCTACGAGCAGAACAAGTACAACCTCCCTGGCGGATCCAGCAGCATCTTGGATGGAGGCCGCTCCGCCGGTGGCCCGATCAACGCCAAGCGTGAGCTCTACGAGCGTGGCGCGTCGGTTGAGGAGGTTGCTCTGGCTGAGAAGTACTACAGCGAATTCCTCGCGCGCAACCAGGCGACGATGCTGACCGGCAACCTGATGAGCGAGTCGCGTCACAACCTGATGACGCAGCGGGCCATGCAGGATGCCGCCGACAAGGCGCTCGCCGCGGCCCGTCAGGAGATGGCCAGCGGCCAGGCAGTCGACATGGGCGTATCGGTCAAGGATCTGATCGATCGCAACCTGGCCACGATGAATCGAACCGGCCTGGTGACCGACTCTGCCGGTATCGCCGCCTACCAGAAGGCGATCAAGTCGGCCGGGCTGGCGGCGAATGCGCAGGTGACGCGCGTGGATCTGCGCACGAATAAAGGCACTACGTCGGTCAACCTAGCCAGCAGTCAGGATTCTTCCAACCTGATCGCCGTCCTTAAAGAACTCCAGTCGAGGGCAATGTGACGCAGCCAGCCATCACCCTCACGGTCGGCACCACCGAGCTGGTACTCGATCCAGATCTGCAGTGGGCTGACGAGTTCGACTGGTCGCCGATCGAGCAGGCGGTCGAGTACAGCCTGACGGGCGCACTCATTGTCGATCACGGCGAGAAACTCGCCGGCCGCCCGATCACGCTGCAGGCCCCGGGGGACAACGCGGCCTGGATGCTGCGCGCCGTGCTCTCCCAGTTGCAGGCCTGGGAGGCCGATCCGGCGCTCGCCAGCATGACGCTCAACCTGCGCGGCACGATCTACAACGTCATCTTCCGCCGCCACGACGGCGCACCGATCGAGGCGCACCCCGTGGAATTTGTCGCCAACCCCATCCCCGGCGGCTTTGGCGACTGGTACCTCACAACCCTACGTTTCATGGTGATCTGATGGCCATCCTCGAAGGCGACATCAAGCTTCTCAAATCCGCCGTGCTCGACGATGTACCCGAAGGCGGCGGCATGGCCACGGGTGCGGCCGTTCTTGACGGCGTTTCCAACAACCTGTTCCCGGACATCTCGGAGCTCGACCGCACCTACGGCCGGATCGCGCTGCGCAAGGTCTTCCCGGCCGTGCTGACCGATACGGTCGACGGCTATTACGGCGCAAATATCATCGTCGCCAAGGCGCCGGCCGATCCCAAGGTGTCGGTCACGCTGTTCACCACGAAGTCCTGGTCGGATACCCGGACCGCCGCCCAGGCCAAGCTGGAGAGCTACCTCGCGCTCGGCGCCGAGACGCGCTTCGTCATCTACGGCAACCACCTGGTCGGGCAGCGCAGCGTGCAGGTGTACTGCCGCAACGACGTGCCGAGTCCCGGCATCGGCGACGTGATCGCCCTGGTGCAGCGAGATAACGCCGCGAACTACCAGTACGTGCGGATCACCCGCATCATCTCGCGTTTCGCCAATCAGATTTTTACCGACCAAAACGGCGATTTCACGCGCGACGTGCTGGTACTGGAAATCTCCGATCCGCTGCGCCTGGCCTTCGCCGCCAGTGCGCCAAGCCGCTACAGTGCCGACGTCGCCAACCCGCCGACCCGCATCTATTCCACTTTCGCCGCCGACGCCACCAGCTACTACGGCGTCGCGCCGCTGGCCGAGCCGGCCGCCCTCGGCGCGCTGACGTTTCGTGCGTCGAGCATCTTCTCTCAACTGGTGCCGAGTGCACTGGCCGAGGCGCCGATCGTCGATGCGCGCTGCACCAGTGACCGCGAGACCATTGTGCAGATTGACGGCGCGCCGGCCCTGACGCTGTCGACTTCGATGAACACCGCCGCCGGCGAGGTGGCGACGCGCTACTTCGGTTCTGGCTTCGCCCGCGGCTCGCTGTCGCTGTCTGCCGGCGGCGCCACGCTGGTCGACGACGGCAACGGCAAGATCGTCGCCGCCGGCGGCTTTACCGGCACGGTCGACTACGCCAGCGGATCGGTGTCGCTCACCCGCAGCACGCCCTACAACGGCGCCGTCACCGGCACGGCGCAGCCGGCCGCCGCCATCGCCGCCGCCGGACACACGGCCAGCACGGCGATCGCCATTGGCAACCGCGGCTATAACTACGTCAAGAGCCTGATCCCCGTCCCGGCGCCTGGCAGCATCTCGCTCGACTACATGTCCCAGGGCAAGTGGTACCGGCTGTACGACAACGGCGCCGGCAACCTGGTCGGCGATTTGGGCATCGGCACCGGCGTGATCGATTACGCCACCGGCTCGCTGATCGTCACGCTCGGCGCGCTGCCTGACGTCAATACCGAGATCATCTACGCCTGGGGCAGTCCAGCCCACTACGAGTCGCACGTCGGCAGCAGCATTTTCTCGGCGCCGACCCTCAAGTTCGAGATTCCCGGCGGGGCGCTGGAGCCTGGCCAGCTGTCGATGACCTATACGGCCGGCGGCGTGACCAAGACGGTGACCGATGACGGGGCCGGCGGCCTGACCGGGCACGGCAGCGGCCGCGTCTATTACGCCACCGGCAAGGTACGGCTGGTGCCCAGCCTGCTGCCCGATGGCGGCACCAGCATCGTGGCCAGCTACAAGCAGGGCATGATCGAGACCGAGCTGAAGACGGCGTCCGGCGCTCTGACCAGTTTCACGCTGGCCCATGCCGTCCAGCCGAAGAGCCTGAGCATCGAATTCCAGGACGGCGCCGGCGGCAAATACACCGTGGTCGACGACGGCACCGGTGTGTTGGTCTTCAAGTCGGCCGACGTGTCCGGAGCGGTTTCGAATGCGGTCGACAACATCGCGCTTGTGAACGTAAAAAACAGTGCCAGCGTCAAGTCGACTGCCGGCATTCACGGCACGATCAATTACTCCACCGGCGAGGTAGCGCTCAATGGACAGATCACGCTCAAGATCCGGCAGCAGTCGTATTACGGCTTCAGTGGCTACGTGATCGGATGGAATGATCACTTCGTCGACACCGTGGCCACCGGCACCATCACCTGCCGCTACCGCCAGGATAGCGATGCCGTCGGGACGACCCAGACCTACAGCGCGCCGGCGCCGGTGGTCACGCTCGACTTGCTGCCGACCATCGCCAACGCAATCGTCCCCTCCTCGTTGCGGGTCGTCCTGGGCGGCGCCGTTTATGTGGACCGGGGCGGCATCCTGGTCAAGGACCCGTCGCCCAGCACCAACAGCGGCACGGCGGCCGGCACTATCAATTACGCGACCGGCGTCGCCACGTTCGCCGTCTTCAATGCGGACGTCGCCGCGTCGGCCAGCGTCAGCTGCCTGACGCGGCGCGGCCTGTGGACCGAGTGGCAGATCAAGTTCCGCATCAGCGGCGCGCCGATCCAGCCCGCCTCGCTCGCGCTGCGCGCCAATCGCGCTGACGACAGCGTGCAGGTCACCGCCTCGAGCGCGCTGGCCGGCACGATCTCCGGCGCGGCCGTCGGCAGCGTCGACTACCAGTTCGGCATCGCCAGCGTCCAGTTCGGCGCCTGGGTCGCAGATAGCAGCCTGACCGCCCAGGAGAAGGCCGAATGGTGGTACGACGCCGCCAACGTCGTCGCGGGGCAGATCTTCCGGCCGGTCATGGTGTTGCCGGATACCGCCCGCTTCAACGCCGTCGCAGTCTCCAACCTGCCGCTCTCCGCCGAGGTGCTCGGGCTCGACCCGGTTCGCCTGCCGGTCGACGGCAAGGTGCCCATCCTGCGCAAGGGCGACACTGTGGTGGTCCACCACACCGCCGAAACCGCCCCGACTGCGGTGTCGAACGGCCAGACAATCAATGTCGGCCGCGAGCGTATCGCTCGCCTGCGCGTTGTCGGCGCCGACGGCGCCACCATCACCAGCGGCTACAGCAGCAACCTGGACGCCGGTACCGTCACTTTCAGCGATGTGACCGGCTACAGCCAGCCGGTGAAGATCGAGCACCGCATCGAGGATATGCGGCTGTGCAGCGACGTCCAGATCAACGGCGAACTGGCGATCATCAGCCCTTTGACACACGATTTTCCGCTCGGCTCGCTGGTCAGCTCGGCGCTGCTGATGGGCGATCTGCACGCCCGCGTTTCGGTCTTCTTCGACCAGGCAACGTGGAGCGTCTGGTCCGACACGCTGGTGGGCAATGCGGCGACGGGCACCTACAACAAGACGCAGTATCCGCCCGTCGTCACCAACCGCGGCGCCATCCTGGAGCGCTGGGAAATCATTTTCACGAACAGCAATACGGTCAACGTCATCGGCGAGACCGTCGGCCAGATCGTGACGGAACACGCGATCGTCAATGACCTGGCGCCGATCAACCCGGCGACCGGCGTGCCGTACTTCGAGCTCAGCGCGCTCGGCTGGGGCGCAGGCTGGTCTGCTGGCAACGTCGTTCGCCTGAACACCGTCGCAGCCAATTTCCCGGTCTACGTTGCCCGCACCGTGCTGCAGGGCAACCCGACCCAGCAATCCGACCAATTCACCCTGGGCATCCGGGGCGACATCGATAGACCGTAAGGATCAGACATGCCTGCACAAGATACGTCCGTCAAATATTTCGACTCGACCATGGCCGGCGCGCCGGCGCTGTCGAACGTCGCGGGTAATTTCATATCCGTGCTGTCCGCCTGCCTGGTGGACGGCTTCGGCCTGGTGACGCTGACCTCGCTGGTCGTTAGCGGCGGCGTCGCCACTGCCACCTTGCCGTCGACGCCCGCGGCAAAGCCGGGGTGCGTGGTCCTGATCGCCGGCGCGACGGGGGATCTGGCCGCGATCAACGGCGAGCATAAGGTACAGACCGTTGGCACGAACACCGTGCTGTTCGACGCCTTCGGCATCGCGGACGGCACCGTCACCGGGACGGTCACGCTCATGATGGCGCCGGCCGGGTGGCAGAAGGCTTTTTCCGGTACCAATCTGGCGGCCTACAAATCGCCGAATCCCGGTTCCACGGGGGCCTACTTTCGCATCAATGACACGGGTACGACCAATGCTCGCATCGTGGGCTTTGAGACGATGTCGGACGTCAATACGGGGAGCGGACAGTTCCCGACCGAGGCGCAGTTGGCCGGCGGTGGCTGGATACCAAAATCTAACTCGGGGGCAAGATCGTGGTATGTCATAGCCAATAATCGAACGGTTTATATAGGTGTTGCTCCATGGAGCACAGACTCCATACGTTTCGGCGTTTTCGGGTTTGGTGATTATTCATCAACTAAAGCAAACGACGCCTATGGGGCTTTTATTTTTGCGGCCAATGGCGGCCGAGAGACTACGTCGTTGAACAATGTTCATCAGCCCCTTTGCGGCAATGATTCGAGTTCCTTCGTGGCGCGTTTTTCGCCCCGCTCTTACTCTTCCATCGGTATTCCGGTTGCCCTAAGCACTTTCACCCTGTACTCCAATTTATCCGGGATGGGTGGACTGACTTTTCCGAACCCAGAAAACAACGGGATCATATTCGCACCAATTCATGTGACCGAAGGGGGGACGGTGAGGGGGAGACTGGCTGGAATATTTTCCACACCACAAACTACCGGCGCTACCGCGCTAACTGACGGATCACTACTCAACGAAACGGATTCGATCGCCAAATTCATGTTGTACCGTATCTGTGGCATGAGTGGCACAACAGCCCCTTACCATGGCGGATTTTTTTATGATCTCTCAGGCCCGTGGGAGTACTGATGCCCGATAGCTACGCAGGTGCCGTTTATTCCGCGCTGCATTCCAGTCACTTCCCTTTCCCCCTATCTCGCAAATCAGAGATGGTTTTCTACAGGGAGGCCGACGTTGTGGATGGCGGAGCCTACAAGGTCCCCGGTACTACGAAAGTTTCCGGGGCGCCTGATGTTCCGGTATCCCGGTTAGTCTGCCTTTTTTGTGCCCGGTCAAGGCGGCTGGTGCGGGCGCAGTGGAGCAATCAAGACGGCAGCTATGTTTTTTTCGGTGTGCGTTACGGACCATGGTTCGTGACGGCGCATGACCACACCGGCGAATACAACGCGGTGATCTCCGACAACATCTACGGGGAGCCGATGTAATGGATCTGTCGGCCTCCGTCGCTACCGCTATCCGCACCGGCGCCATGCAGGCGCTCGGCGGACAGATCGACCTCGCCGGGCCTGGCGCCACGCTGGCGCTCTACGCCAGTGCTCGGCCAGCGCCGAATGGCGCACCGGGGGCAGCGGCGATCGTGACCGTGACGCTGGCCTACCCCTGCGGTACCGCCAGCGACGGTGCGCTCAACCTGGCCGACACCGAATTCGCGCAGATCCTCAATGGCGGTGCCGCCGTCTGGGCACGCCTGGCCGATGGCGCCGGCACCTGGGTCGCCGATCTCTCCGTCGGCACGCCGGAGATGCATGCGAGCGACCCGGCGACGGCAGAGGTCGTCATCGCCGTGACCACGCTCTACACCGGTGCCTTCCTGGCGCTGTCCGAGGCGCGTATTGTCGGCAACTGACCTCCGCTTCTTCAAGCGCCAGCCGGTTACCACCGAGCTGCGCTTCAACGAGATCCCGCCACCCGGCGTCGACATCTATTCGACGGCCACCGTCGCCGCCTCGGTCTCGGTTTCCGCAATGCCAGACCTCACCACCCGACTCGGCTACGTGGCGACCATCGCCGCAGCGGTCGAGGTGGCCATGACGCCGACCCTGACGGCTGTCTACGACAACTCGGTCCTTCGCGGCCCGCATCTGCTGGCGCGGTCTGCCTGGGAGGTCGCCGAACCGATGCCAGCCGATACCTCTGCCGTCCATCACGTTTCGTCAGGAGAACAGGCGCAGGTGCGCAATCCGCTGCAGGCCGGTCTGCCGTACCGCGCCGAGACCGGCCTCGCCTGGGCGATGACCGACCGACGCAAGCGCCCGGATGTCGGCTTGCCGTGGGTCGAGGCGCTGCGCCGCGGCGCCGTCGTCCGTGACGCCTGGGGCGATCTGCTGCGCCAGCCTCGTCCTTCCATCGCCGCCGGCTGGCAGCGTGCGACGTCGAGGCCGTCCTCGCTGTTCGACGGCTGGCAGGATCGCTTCCGCCGCCCGCGGCCGGCGCTGAATATCCTCTGGGACGATGGCCAGCGCCTCGGCCGCTCGCTGACTGCCGGATTCGGGCCCGGCCTGCCGCAACGGCTCACCCTGCGCGCGCCGTGGCAGGAGGGGCGCCGGCCGCCCCCGGGCATTAGCAATCACGGCACCGTTACGCCACCGGCGCACGTCCCGTGCTACCAGCCGTCGACAGCGCTGCGCTTCTGGGAGCTGGCCAGCACCGTCAGCCTCGACCTGCGCTTCCGTTGCCCGCACGTCGATCCCGGCCCGGGCACCGGCGAAACCATCGTCATCCCCATTCTGAGGGCCTACATCATGGTCAACGACATCGCACTGATCCGCCGCGAGAACAGCCTGGCGCTGCCGGCGCTGGCGCTTTCCATCAACATCGACGCCGACTCCTGGACATGGGGCTGGTCGGCTAGCCTGCCAGCCAAATATCTCGACGACGTGCTGCCGGCGACGCCCGGTGCTCCGGTCGGATTCGAGGCCGTCGTCAATGGCGTGCACTGGTATCTGATGGCGGAAAAGGTGCAGCGCGACCGCAGTTTTCCGAAGGAGCGCATCGCCATCAGTGGCCGCGGCATTTCCGCCGAGCTGAGCGCGGACTTCGCGGCGAAGGTCAGCCGGACCAATATCGTTGACCGTACCGCCCAGCAGCTGATGGACGACGCGCTGATGATCAACGGCGTCGGCATCGGCTGGACGCTCGATTTCGGCCTGACCGACTGGCTGGTGCCGGCGGGCGCCTGGTCGCACACCGGCAGCCACATCGAGGCCGTCACCCGGATCGCCGAGGCTGCCGGCGGCTACGTGCAGGCACACCGGACGAACAAGGTGCTGGCGATCAAGCCGCGTTACCCGGTGGCGCCGTGGAACTGGTCAAGCGTGACTCCGGATTTCAGCATCCCCGCCGCTTTCACCACGAAGGAGGGTGTTTCGTGGGAGAAAAATCCGGACTACAACGCCGTCTGGATCAGTGGCGAAGGTGCTGGCGTGCTGGCCAGCGTCACCCGCCAGGGCAGCGCTGGCGACCTGGTTGCGCCGATGGTGGTCGATGCCCTCAACACGCACGCCGATGCCGCGCGCCAGCGCGGGATCGCCATCCTCGGCGCCGCCGGCCGGCACGAGATCATGACGTTGGAGACGCCGATCCTGAGCAGCGTCGGCATTTACCCGGTAGGCAGCTTCGTGCAATTCAACGACGGTGGCGATTCGCGCCTGGGCATCGTCCGCAGCCTGGCCATCAATGCCGGGAAACAGGTGCGTCAGACTATAGAGGTGGAATGCCATGGCTAACCTGCTCGCCGAATTCAAGAGCCTGCTCCCAGGTGCCCCGCTGCTCGTCGGCGACGTTACTGCGGTGTCGGGAAATCTCGCGACAATCGAACTTCCCGGCGGCGCCACGCTGACCGCGCGTGGGTCCGCGGCGGTCGGTCAGAGGGTGTTCGTGCGCGATGGCACGATCGAAGGTCAGGCGCCGGCGCTCGAGGTGGTACTGATCGAGATCTGATGTTTCACAGGGCTAAATTTTCTTTCGCCCAGTAGAATCCTGCGTTATCTCAAATATCTCGATTTAGCGACCGCGTTTATCGCAGCGCGCTTTACTTCCCAGGGCGGGGTGTCCCCGGCAGAGGAAGCCGCCGCCGGCTCGGGTTGGCTGGCTTCCACCGCCGGCGGCGCGGGGGACACGGCCGCTGCGGTCGGTTCGGGCCGAACGGGGGCTTCGGAAAGGACTTCGTCCAGATCCTTCTTCGACATCTTCTCGCCGTCCGGCAACTGCTCGATCTGCTCGATCAGCGATTCCGCCTTGGCTTCGTCCTTTTTGGCCAGTTTTTCAAGGTGTACCGCGGCGCTGGTGCTGGCGATCTTCCCCGCGTCGAGCAGTGCGCTGACCTTTTCCGACAGCTTCGCGGCTGCCGTCGCCTGAGCCAGCCACGTCGGCGCGCGGCCGAAGTATTGGGCGGCTTCTTCCGGCGATTCGAATCGTTGCGCAATCGCCTGGATGGCCGTGGCCATGTCGCGCGGCTCGAGTGCCGAGCGAACGCCCAAGCCGATATTTTCGAAAACCCGTACCTCCAGCGCTTCCTCATCGGTGCACGAGCGAACGATGACCGGCAGCTGGGTTTCGCCTGCCTGAATCGCTGCCTGGCGCCGCCGCTCGCCGGCGATGACCACAAAGCGGTCACCGGAGCCGGGGCGGACGATGACGGGATGGATGATGCCCAGCTTGCGGACCGCATTCGTCAGGCCCTTGAGCGCCTCCTCGCCGATGCTTTGGCGGATATGTCCGGGGTCGGGATCGACCATTGAGACATCGACCATCTGGAAATGAAACGGGCTGTTCTTGAAGGCCATGGCGTGGGGAAAATTCGGGTATAACAAAGGGGGGCGGCATGTTCGTCGTTTTCGTCCCTTTTTACAACCGCCATCCACCGCAATCCCGGCCCATGAATACCGACATCGATTACAAGAACAACCCGCTGCACGGCGTCAGCCTGAAGCAGCTTCTGACGGAAATCGTCGAGCATTACGGCTTCAAGATTCTCTACGCGTATTTGAATCTCAATTGCTTCAACAGCAATCCCAGCGTTGATGCCAGCGTGAAGTTCCTTAAAAAGACCGATTGGGCGCGGGAAAAGGTTGAAGCCTTCTACCTGTACCAATTCAAGAATCTGCCGCGCGCGTCCGCCGAGCAGTTCGAGTTGCCGCCCAGGGACCGCATCGTTCCCCTGGACCAGAAGCCGGGCCAGCCGGCCGAATTGAGCCTGGAGGATGCCGAGAGATTGCGGGAAAAACGTGCCAGGAAAGCCGCTGCGCACGACCGGGATGCCGGCCATCGCAACGGCTCGAACCGGCGGGCGTCGAATCATCCGGGTGCGCCGGTTCAAGGCAGTTCCGACCCCTGGGCGAAGTGGAGAAAATAGCCCGGGCTTGATGGCTCAGCCTGGGGGCGGGGGCCGCCCCCGGGACATCCCGTCCGCGGCAGGGGGTTTCCGCCCTCGAGGGCATCGGCGACGGCTTCGTCATTTTCGATGCCGACTGGCGCTACGCCTACGTCAATCGGCGAGCCGAACAGCTGCTCGGCGTTGGCTGTCAGGAAATTCTCGGTCAGAACGTCTGGGAACGGTATCCGGATACCTGAGGAGGCACCTGCTCGGGACGGATCTCTCGGCGAGCAACTGCCTGAAATCCTGAGGGCGCTTCATCCGCCTGCCGGATGTTGATTGATTCGAAGGGAGGCATGGGACTCATCGGCTGGCCGATGCAGGTTGTGCGTCGGGTCTGGCAAGCTCCCTCGCCCAGTCCTCGATTCATTCAGTTTTATTCTTTTTTTGATCCCCGATTTTTCCGGATTGCAATAATCGAATTGCGTAGGATTGTGTTGTTTTTTGTTAAGGAAGGGACTAACTTCGCTAGTAATGATCAGTGGTTTCGGGGTTCGGCGAGTTGAATTTCCGGTTAGCCCGGGCGGGCTGTTTGCATTGTGATATTTGATGTTTTTGTCATCCGGGGTTCAGCGGTCGGGAAGCTGGATTCTTCATGATCTCAGGGGGAAAGCATGAATCGAGATGGCACTTGCGCTCAGCGGCCTTGGCGCAGCGGGGGGCTGATGTTCGCCGTGATGCTGGCGATATTCGGGGGGGCTGCCCACTGCTCTGCGGTCGAGAACAAAGTCACCAAATATTCCCCGGGAATGCAGTTGCAGTCGTTTGCGGGGCGTCCCGATTCTGAACTGATCGAGTTCGCTGATGGGCGACGTGTGCGTTTGGGCGACATGCGCCGAATCGAGCAGTCTGCCCAACGCCTCCGGAGTGCACCGAAGGTTGCCGTGGTTCCGCCGGGGCTGCAATTCAAGCCAGCCGCGTCCGGGACGCGTGTCGAGACGCCGCAGGCGCTGGCTGATGCATTGAAGCGGCCAGACAGCGACACCCTGGTATTGCCCTCCGGGGCCAAACTGACCGTCGGGCAGCTGAAGTTCCTGCAACCGATGGTCGAGAAGAGGCTGGGGCGTCCTTTGAGCGCCGCGCCGGGCCGTCCGCCGTTGAGCGGACAGGCAAACAAGGTGACGGCGCAAAGCGACTGGAAATCGATTCTGGCCCAACCCGACAGTACGGTACTCGAGTCGCCGAGCGGAAAGCGCGTGACCGTCGGAGAACTCAAGCAGGTCATCAAAAGCAGGCAAGCGGACGGTCGTGTCAGGCCGACCGTGACACGCTGA